GTCCTCAATGTCTGACACATTCGAGTAATATCCGCAGTTATACGAATTCTTGCTTAATGTTTGCAAAACCGTATTTAGTACCACCTGTTTCCATTACGTTAAGAAAACGTTAAATGTAGACAGTGGCATCCATACCACCTTGAATAATTGGTATTTAAGTCATAACAATGACTGGTGCTGTGATAGTGACTAAATATTCCGTCAGATGGTACTTGAAGTAATTAGCACTATGTGGCTCCCAAGGTGGGCCCTTAAGATATACGGCTTGGGTACTTTCCTACATAGTCAAAGCAGTAAGTAGTTTGATTTTAGTGTTACTTGGACAAATAGAGATAAAGCCGGTGCATTAGAAACTGTTGACGTCTTCTTTACGAAAATATGGGGTCTATAGAAAGCTGATTATTAAATTATTCCTCAGCCTGGAGACGGTTTTTGCATCCTTCACTCATTGCTTTATTAGGCACTGGGTCACAAAAACTACGATGCATATGGCTCAAAAGTACGTGGACGCGGGTCTACAGTGAAATATTTAGTTGATTTCTTGCGAAGTCATAAGAACTACTAGAAGGCCAGAAAACATATTGAAGGGAAAGTATTCACCGATCTCGCCGGTGACCGCAAGAAGATTTATGAGGCATTACTCGACGCTGACTATACGTATTTATCCAGGGTGACTGAAACCGAAGCATTGAGTTCATATAACTTCTTACAAGTGTTTGTATCTCTCAATAACGTAATGATGATAGGAAAAGAAACACCACCTTGCGTAATGAAGAAGAATTAGAGAGCTGTTGTTATTTTCGACGGTCACGCTTAAGCATTCGTAGCACAAAAAGAAATTAACGATAAGAAGGTGAAAAAAATGCATGATGAATGGGAAAAGATGATTCAGGGTCACAAAGATTGTACCGACACCGTCAAAAGGGCCTGGGCTGCTGACCTAAAGAAAAATTTACCTACTGAGTATACTGAAGAGTAAAAGTAGAATATTATTATGTAATAAATAATAAAAGATGTAGATTATCTATGTAAGCTCAAATATCTCGGTAAGAAATAACGCATAAAGACCGATGTTGCTAATTTCCTCACCAACGTTTAAATGTTAACAGAAGAGGCCTCTTTCTACAATGAATATTTAGTCCCCAATATATAGAAATTGAGTTATATCATATAGAAATGCTGGAGAAATCCATGGGATTATAAGGGCTTGAGCTATGAAGGTAGAAGTGAGAATGAGGCTCTGGACAGATTATAGAAGGCTTTTCCAGGTACCGAATTGGAGGATTAGAATTCTCTATATGTTGCTATCGATCAATCGATAAATCCTAACAATGCATTATTATGTTAGTAGGAGGAAGATGAAAGCTGGCAAACAGTGGAGCTAACCCAATCCGTGAAACCTGTAAAGAAAACCAAGCCAAAGGAAACAACAAAAGTGTAAAAGAATAACACACATAACTGTACAAGATTTAATGTAAGTGAGTAAGGCGATAAAAGAATGAGAGTTACTCACCAATACCATAATTAATTTAAATTCACTAAAGACATGTATGAGAGACTAAAAAGGAATTTTACTAACATGACTAGCAACCCCATAGATGACACTGCAGCCGTTTATGCCCATCCTTTTTTGAGAGCTACTGCTGATAATCTTAACGGCGTGGCAGTGGCCAGTGCTTTCAATTGGGTCATAAACAATAAGGAAGGAAAAGTAATAGAGATAGCTAGTAAGGATAAAGTCCCAAAATGGATGCTGGGCGACCAAAGGCTTCTTAGTAGGTATGAGAGTACTAAGCCTATCATCAGTGGTCACGATACACACTACGATGTAAATTCGAACAGAGATATGAGGATTATAAATAGATAATAAATAGACCACAAGGGTTCCTTAAGAGATACTTTGGAGTAAATGAAGAAGATAAGAACGGGAGAAGGAGGACAGCTGATCACCAATTGCTTCGTTTTGCATGATGTTGCGTACTATGGCACGGTTCTATAGGATTTATGCGACTTCATGACCGCTAAAGAAGCAGCATATGTCACGTTGCAAACATATCCTAACGTAGAAGGATTTTACAGGTTCCATAATGAAGAAGGGTATGTTTTCGTGGGTAACAATTTAGTCCATTCTCATCCAAACTGTAACCCGGCCTCATACACACATCAACTCTTCAATCTAAAGCCCGGTTACACATATTACGTGGAAAGAAACTTAACTGAAGTAGATGGGGAAAAAATAGGACTCAAATACGCCATCATGACGCCTGTAGCAAACGTAGAGATAGGGCCGAAGATCAACCATGTCTTGTACCTAGTGACACTATCTAGCATGAAAAGAGGCATAAAGTGGGAGATTATCAAAACATAGCCGATAATAATTAGTTAATTGTGTGCTTAAGCCACGAATGGTTTGAGCAACTAAGCATAAGCTAGGATGAATTTAAGAATGAACGCCATCTTGGATAGCATAAGAATCGTTGATGAGCATTTGTACCCCGAACATGATTTAGAGCTCTTAAATAACAGCACCTTTGTCGATTTATAGGGTGCCCAAACCGTTAGTTAAATAAATAGCGTGACTAGGACCATTACGAACACGCCCGCATACCATCATTATTTAAAACCCAGTGAGCCCGATCTGAGGCAGAGGCTATTAGACACTCTTTTATACACGGATGATTTTAAGAGGCTTGTATAGCAAAAGATATAGGGGGTCGCAGCAGTTAAAACAGCCACAGATAGCTACTCTAAGAGGGACTATAGAATCCCTGGTCATTATTATATAGTTGGTGGACTGTTAAGTGCCCAACTGATAATTGAATCAGGGATCGATATTTACAAGAATGGCTATTAGGGATTCGCATTCAGAGTTATAGGGAAACATCTAGGGGCTTTTATGGGACTAAAGTGGTACATGAAGGCAGCAGCAATAGGAGTGATAGGTTCTTATTTGTATCCTCTCTATAGTATAATAAGACGGAAAATTAGGAGCTTCTCTCTAGACCTACAAGCATAAATGTGGTACTAATCCGACTAGACAGATCAGACGTAGTTGTAGATTTTATAAAAACGGCAATTCATCAATGAACTATCAGAAGATTACAAGCAAGCACAGGACATCGATGAGGCATCGAATATATAACTAGTGTAGAAGCTTGCAACGAATTTAAAGAATATTGTCGCAGGAGGAGGTACTTAAAAGGAGATAGATAGGAGAGTAGAGGAACATTAGTAACTACTTAAAAAGAATGGCCTAGAGGATTAATGGGAACCGATACTAATAAGGGATATACATGTTATACCAGGCGAGCATAAGAAAAAATTACTACCGAAACCCAATTAGAATCTGCTGACCTACTAAAATGACATGAATAGTGTTTAATCCAGATGCAATTGTGGGGTGAGATATATTTCATTGGTTAAGAGTAAAGATTAGATAACCATATTCGGTAATTGCCCAGTGAACACACACTACGGTATAGTGGGGAGATAATTCAACACAAATTTTTAACCAGACGAGGCAGTGGTTAAAGATTTTGGTGTTTTCTTCAGAAAAGAGATGAGCGGCTTAAGAAATTTCGCCTTATTGGAGGTGATGAGTATGGATCTTTCGTGGGAAAATTTCTTAGCCAACACTAATGCCAGCAAGAGACTAATATACTAGCAGGGGTGGGATATGTACTTTTAATAGGGTGTTCTTAAGAACCAGATTGAATTTATGACCAAAGCCAACGAGGTTCATTTACTACCGAAATTTGAAGTCTTCCCCAGGCTTTTAGGCAACCCTCATAAGACAATGAAAGCCGTCGGTGCTTACTTTGGCAGGGCATGTGTATCAATCATGAAAAAATATTCAAAAGGGTTTATGTGTGGGTATAACGAAAACGAGATTTGTGAAATGATGGTCCAGCACCTTATGGAGATCAATAGACCCCTGTACGATAAACATTTCAGCTCATGGGACGGGTCTGCTTGGGATGCACACTAAAGTCAAATTATGTTAGAAGTTGTAGACAATTATATACTGAACATCTTAGTACCAATAATAGCTAAGAGATCAGGATACTTCACAAACATACAGATCAAGTAGATAATTAATGAATTGACAAAACCCATCACGGGATTTTACACTTCCTACGGGAGTAAGGGTAAGATTTACGGGACTGTACCATCAGGACACTGTACCAGAACTACATTAGGAAATACTCTTAGGAATCTCTATTCAACACTCTACGTGTTGACCAAATTTTATGGCTTAAAGAGAAATGAAATATGTGTGTGGTGTTCAGGTGATGACGTATTATGTTCAACAAACATGGAATTAGACGGTTTGGAATCGAAGTTTGGCTAAGAAGGCAAGAAGTCAGGCTTTGGTTACAACCAGTAGGATTATATTAGTGGACCGATAGAGAAGCATAGTTTTTTGAGCCAAAGATTTTTGTATGACGGGAACAATCTAAATATGTATCCAGTGTGGGATAAGATCATCAAAAGATAGAGTGTTTTCAACGTACGCTGCGGTTTAAGTATTAATGAAAATATAAACCTTGGCCTATTTAATGCCAACTTCCTACCAGCCAGGGCCAATATCCTACAGTAAAATAAGTATATAGCACACGTTAAGATTGAGCTCAGCTTTTAATAATGGATAGATAAGTGTGGCTCTATTCATATGCAGGAATAACAATATTTGTTAAAGAAAAACTATCAAATAATGAATAAAGACTATATAGACAGGAGATTACTATGTGAGCAATAGTTTAATAATTTAAACTTTGATTTGATACATCCATATGATCATCTACATGAACTGACTTATGACAAATAAAGCCACACCGCATATAAAAAATATACTATGACTACCATGAGTACATAGGCGAAAATCAACGACCATCATTAAGACGATGAGATGGCTAAAAATAGCCAGGTACAACTGTACCCGTAATTTGATATCGGCATGTTTAAGGATGAGAAGTAAGCATTCCACAGCTACAAGTTTGGCTGGAAGGATGTTTATGCTGGCGGAAAGAAAGAAGAAGAAGAGGAGAAATTAATGAATACCCCATTCGAAAAACTGACGCTGAATCAAATAAACATGTTGAGAGATGATAAACTTTTAGCCCCGGTACTGATAGAGAACTATTAGAGGTCAAAACAGAAAAAACCATTAACCGAAAAGCAACTTGAAGCAAGAAAGAAAAGAAATGAGAAAAGAAAAGAAAAGAGATCCGGCAATTAACCAAACGTGAGACCTGCTCCACAAGAGTAAAATAAAACATTCTTGAAGAAGAGTAGAGTTCAAAAACCTCAAGGCCCCCTACCACAAGTCATAGACAAGTACGACTTAGTATACAGATAACAGCAACGGGCTGGTGCTAATAATCAATCATTGGCTACCTAATAGCCGAAATCATCGGTCCTAAAGTCTAGTCATGCTGTCCACAACTAGGACCCTACCTGGGATGACTGGGATCCAAAGGACCAAGCACAACTTAGCTATACTGAGTCAGAGACTATGGGCAAGCTCATGCCTGGAATAACGAGCTATACTCCTCTCAATTCAGCGGGTGTACCAAACGAATACCGAACGATTCCCATAAAAGGTACTCTTTCTGCTGATATTAAGGGACCCACAGGGCTCCCCTCACGTTATACGATATTCACACTGTGCCCAGCGCTAGGCACACTACAAAAAAATTCAGGCCTCAGAATGGCTTGGACTAGTGACTCTACGACGAGCATCAGTTCAGCCCAACCATTCTTTAGCAACTTATAGGTATATGGTGTCACCGGCAACACCCCACCTTTCACGAGTAATATGAGCATTATAAGTTCAGCATTAAAGCTAACGCTACTTATGGCCAATGCTACAGCATCAGGTATTTCATACCAAGGATAGATGCCGCTCCAGACTTTTATTAATGGGGCTAGCATATAAAACCTAATTGCTATGGCAGATGTAGATAAACCGATAAAACACGACACTTAGTTGCTGGGGAAGAGCACCCTTCTGAACATTGATTTAATGAATTTGCAGGGGCCCAATGTTTTATTAACGGATCTGTCTGTATTACAAGAATTCGTCTACTACGTGATATTAGAGTCACCGGCCACCTCGATAGACACAGGGGCACCTATGAATGTCACAGTCGTTGCAGAGATCTTTTCAGACCTCTATTTCATTCCAGGTTATAACCCAGTGGCTACCGATTTATTTTCTTCTAGAGAGAGGACTTATGATATCGGGAGCCCCAGCACTGACTTACGCATGATATCTGCGTTGAGGTAATGGAGAGTTTCACCGCGTGTCGAGTCTACATATCTTTAATTTGACGTGTATGCTATACATTAGGTAGAAGCACCGTAAATGCTGACAGGCTTCTTTAGCACCGTTTCTTCTTACGCTAGCAAATTGATTAACCACGTAAAAAAAAATAAAAAATATTATAGCTCACTAATAAATGATGTACTCAACTAAAATTGGGTGTCAGCTATAGGTACACTTACGGGCACACAGCTACAATAGAGAGAAACACTCAGAGCTCTCCAAAAACAGATCGAGACACCAGATATTGAGGCTATTACTTATTATTGTTAACTGGCCAATCAATATATTGGAATATCGAAGGACGCATTTGGTCCTGACGAAGTTATTAAACAACTGTAATGTGATACGGTTGCATCATTGATTGATGAGATACCTTTGCCGGAAAGTGCTAGATCCTCGGACCAAGCCATGAACTTCTCAGATTACTGAGACACACCGAAACACTGAATTCCTCCAGTAGCCGGTGTATAAAAGTAGCTACATAGGGATGAACCGG